GGAAACTTGTCCTTCTGCATCTTTTCATTATTGGTTTGTCTAACTGGGCAGTTCAGTTTGGTGGTACTCTACCATTTACTGATCTACAATTTACTTGGGGTATGTTTACCTTTCCATTTATTGTAGTTGCAACTGACTTAACAGTACGACTATCTAACAAATATAATGCACGTGGTGTTGTAGCAATTGCATTTATTCCTGCAATTATCATCAGCTCTTACATTGCAACTCCTATGATTGGTTTTGCTAGTGCGTTTGCTTATTTGTTAGGCCAACTATTGGATGTATCTATCTTCCAACGTATTCGCGAAAAGATGACAGATGTGTGGTGGGTAGCACCTGCTATTTCTACTGTCTTCGCTAATATTCTAGATACGTATGCATTCTTCTGGGCAGCCTTTGCATATAGTGATGATCCGTTTATGAGTGTACATTGGCTTGAAATTGCTTCTGTAGATGTTGTATTTAAGATTATTACTTCATTTGTATTGTTCTTGCCTGTTTATGGTGTACTACTAGCATGGCTTCGTAAGCGTGTAGATGTAGGAACTGGTGCTTAACGGAGGCTTTATGAGCACAAATTTTGAGCGTATTAAAGAGTGGTCGGACGAACGTCTGATCACTCAACAAGAACCAGATCGCAATGGTTTTGTATCGATGATTGTAGAAGAGCTTGGTGAGTTTCTAGAATCAAAAGATGATAATGGTCGTATTGATGCAATGGCAGATATTATTGTATTTGCTTATGGTGAGATGGCTAAGTATGGATATAACGGTGATAAAGTAATGAACGAGGTAATTAAAGAAATTAGTTCTCGTGTTGGTGCTTATGATCCTGAGACAAAGAAATGGCAGAAAGACCGATCACCTGAAGCACAGTCTAATTGGTATACTGCTAATTTTACTGATTGTAAATTAGATAATGAGGATTAATAATGGCTCAAGTTGAAGTGAAAATCTCTACAGAAGAACTTCGTAAACGTAAGATCATGGTCGCTACACCAATGTATGGTGGGCAATGTGCTGGTATCTATACAAAGTCTTGTACTGATTTAGTTAAGGTGTGTGCTAACCATGGCGTACAAATTGATTTCTTTTACTTATTTAATGAATCTTTAATTACACGAGCTCGTAACTATCTTGTAGATGAGTTTATGAGATCGGACCATACACATCTAATGTTTATTGATAGTGATATTGGTTTTGATCCTATGGATGTCTTAGCTCTTGTAGCGCTAGCTGATGAAAAAGAAGATCGTGAGATTGTATGTGGTCCATATCCTAAGAAAGCTATTTCTTGGGAAAAAATTAAACGAGCTGTAGATAAAGGTCACGCAGATGAAAATCCTAATGTGCTAGAACGTTATGTAGGTGATTACGTGTTTAACCCAGTTGGTGAAGCAGGTAATCAAATTAGACTGGATACTCCTGTAGAAGTACTTGAAGGTGGTACAGGTTTCATGTGTATTACTAAGAGTGCATTCGAGAAATATAAGAAAGCTTATCCAGAGTTTCATTATAAACCTGATCATGTTCGTACTAAAAACTTCGATGGAAGTCGTGAGATTATGGCTTACTTCGACTGTGTTATTGATCCTGATTCTAAACGTTATCTATCAGAAGATTATATGTTCTGTCAATGGTCTCGTAAAGCAGGTGTTAAGGTGTGGATGTGTCCATGGATGAGATTAACTCATATGGGCTCTTATATGTTTGGTGGTAGCTTAGTTGATCTAGCTCAGATTGGTGCATCAGCTACTGTCGGTAATGACTTTAAAGTAAAGTAAGTGAGAATATTATATTATGAAATTAACTGCAAAAACCTTTCAGGTACTGAAGAACTTCTCTTCTATTAATCAATCTATCTACTTTACTCAAGGTAATAAGATTCGTACTATCTCGCCTATGAAAACTATTATGGCTGAAGCTGAAGTACAAGAGATGTTTCCTCGCGAGTTTGGTATCTATGATCTTAATCAGTTTCTCGGAGTGCTTAGTCTCTTCGAGGAACCAGATCTAGACTTTGATACATCATATTTAACCATCAGTAGTGAAGATAAAGCACAGAGTGATTACTTCTATGCAGATAAATCTATGATTGTTGTTCCTCCAGAAAAGCAATTAGAACTACCTGATGCCCCAATCAGTTTTACTATTAGTGATAGTGTACTTAAACGCGTACAACAAGCTGCTAATGTACTTCAACTACCTGAAGTAGTAGTAAAAGGTGATGGTGAAGAGATTTCATTCCGTGCGATGAATACTAAAAACTCTTCTTCTAACTCCTTTCATTATAAAGTTGGTGTAACTGATAAAGTATTTTCTATGGTATTTAAAGTAGAAAATCTTAAGTTGCTTTTAGGTTCATATGATGTTACTATTAGTAGTAAAGGTATCTCTCAGTTTAAATCAACTGACGGTAATCTAAATTATACTATTGTAAATGAAGCTTCGTCATCATACGAAGGTTAATGTGAGGTCTATATTATGGAAGAGTTTCTATGGGTGGAAAAATACCGTCCGAAATCTATTGTTGATTGTATTTTACCGGATACCTTAAAGCAGACATTTCAAGAGTTTGTAAATCAAGATAACATTCCTAATCTTCTTCTAGCTGGTGGACCAGGTGTAGGTAAAACTACAGTAGCTAAAGCTATGTTAGAAGAGATTGGAGCTGATTATATTGTTATCAATGGTAGTATGAATGGTAATATCGATACGTTGCGTAACGAAATTAAAGACTTTGCTTCTACGATGTCATTTACAAGTAATCGCAAGTATGTTATTCTTGACGAAGCAGACTATCTTAACCCTCAATCTACTCAACCTGCTCTTCGTAACTTTATGGAAGAGTTTAGTAAGAACTGTGGATTTATTCTCACTTGTAATTTTAAAAATCGTATTATTGAACCTCTGCACTCTCGCTGTTCAGTAGTAGAGTTTAATATTCCTAAAACTGAAATGCAGCAAATGGCTGCTGATTTCTTCTCCCGCTGTAAAGATATTCTTAATATTGAAAAGATAGAATATGATAAAAGAGTATTAGCCGAAGTAGTTAAAAATCATTTTCCTGACTTTCGTAGAGTAATAAACGAGCTTCAACGTTATAGTGTTATAGGTAAAATTGATACTGGTATATTAGCTACTACTAGTGATTCATCTATCGAAGAGTTACTAGGTTATCTAAAAGCTAAATCATTTAATGAAATGCGTAAATGGGTAGCTCAAAATAGTGATATTGATACAGCTACTACGTTACGTAAGCTTTATGATATAGCTAATGAAAAAATGAAACCTCATTCTATCGCGCAACTAGTATTGATTCTTGCTGATTATCAGTATAAAGCTGCATTTGTAGCTGATCAAGAAATTAATTTAGTAGCTTGTATGACAGAAATAATGGCAGGGTGTGAATTTGACACAAACATATAATTTTATACAAATCGATAATAATGCTTGGCCTTTACAGGGAAGAGAATATCGTAATTCTCCGTTGTGGATGTATTACAACGTTTTTACAGAAAAAGAATTAAATATATTAGAAAATAGATTAAATTACTATAAACAATATCAGCGTGATGCTACTACATCTGTTAAAGATAAAGATAAGTATGAAATAAATAATAAGATTCGCTCATCTAAAGTAGTCTTTCTAGATTTTAGAGATGAACATTTGACATGGTTTTATGAAAAAATAACTAGTATAATTAATGATGCAAATATATCTAACTTTAATTTTAATTTAACCGGCATTGAACCTCTTCAATTTGGTACATATAGGGCAGAAGATAAAGGCTTTTATAACTGGCATGTTGATGCAAGTAGTACTAGGACATATTGCAATAATATTAGAAAACTTTCATTTTCACTTTTACTCCGTGAACCAGAAAAAGACTTTACGGGTGGTGAATTTGAATACACTACAGAAGAAAATACTATGCCTTTGAAAAGAAATAGTATAGTTTTTTTTCCATCTTTTTTAGTACATCGTGTTAAACCAGTTACATCTGGCACAAGAGAATCTATTGTAGGATGGATTAATGGTCCTAATTGGGTATAAATATGAATCCTTTTGATTATGTAAATGATATTAATTATGGTAAGAAAAATATAATTAAAAATTCTAATAATTCAGAGCTTGCAGAAAAATTATATCCTTCTTACCTTGTAAATAAAGCCTTCTCTCAGTTTGCAGATACTGTACGTGTCGCAAACGAGATGAATATCCACCATCAACTTGATAAAAAGCTCCAATTTGACTTTCTTATAAATATTATTCGAAGTAAGAAGCGATTTAGTAAATGGGCTAAAAAGCAAGATGATGAGAATCTTGAACTTGTAATGCAACATTATGGTTATAGCTATGAAAAAGCTAAACAAGTTCTACCTCTACTTAATAATGATCAAATTATAACAATAAAGAAAAAAAGATTTGAAGGTGGATTAAATGGCAGTTGATATTAACTCAATGGTAGAAGTTGAGCTAAACAATGAAGATGACTTTCTTAAAGTAAGAGAGACCTTAACACGTATTGGTATTGCTTCTCGTAAAGATATGACTCTTTATCAGTCGTGTCACATTCTTCATAAACAAGGTAAATACTATATTGTACACTTTAAAGAGTTGTTTGCACTTGACGGCAAACCTACGAACTTTGCTGAAGCTGATATATCTAGACGTAATACTATTGCTAATCTTATTGCTGAGTGGGGTTTGGTTAAGCTTGTAGATTCAAATAAAACAGAAGAACCAGTATCGCCTTTAAGTCAAATTAAAGTATTACCGTTTAAAGATAAAGACGAGTGGAACTTGGTTACCAAATATAATATTGGTAGAAAAAAATAGTTGCACTTTACAAATTAAGCATTATATAATATAAATAAAGTTGTGAGTGCGGGTGGTCCGGCTCACATTCTTTCTTGCTTGTAATAAAGGAGAATTCAATGACAGGCTTAAATACACTATT